TGTTGTTGTTGATCGTGGAGCAGATGAAGTTGTAACATCTGTTGCTCATGGTTTAAATGTTGGCGATACATTTAACGATGGAACTAATAATCATGAAGTTTATGAAGTTCTTGGTGTTGATACAATTGCAGTTGTTAATGTTGACGGAGTAAAAGCAGCAACTAATGGTGCTACAGCAGTTGCTTGGGATTACAACTCACAAGCAATCGGTGAAACTGGTCTAACATATAAAGCAATTGCTGCTCGTCCTGGAACTTCTGCCTTTGCTAGTGAGCGTTGGTTATCAAACGATGAAGTTCATATTGCCGTTATTAACGAAAGAACAAATACAGTTGTTGAAAGACTAACATATCTTTCAAAATTAACTGATGCAAAAACACCAGAGGGTGCTTCTGCATATTGGAAAGATTATGTTAATGAGTATTCTGATTACATTTATGCTGGTGTTTCACTATCTGCTGCTGAAGTAACAGCATTTGGATCTGATCCTGGTGCTGCTGCTGAAACTTATGGAGCTACTTCTGCTGCTCCTGTAGCACTTGCAAGAATTCTACCTACCGCAGGTGGTGCTCTATCAGGCGGTGCTGATGATTATGCATATACTGCTGGTGAAATTCAAGCAGCGTATGACGAGTTCCTAGACACCGAACAGACCACTGTTGATTTTGTTCTTATGGGTGGCGATGGTGCTGATGAAGATGGAACAGTTACTAAAGCACAAGCAGTTGCTGCTATTGCTAACACTAGAAAAGATTGTGTTGCATTTATCTCGCCATGGACTGGTGCTCAAGTTGCAACATCTGGTGGTGCTGCATTAACTCCAGCACAGCAACTTGCAAATACTATTGAATTCATGGAAAACATTGGATCTTCTTCCTATGTTGTTCTAGATAGCGGTGTCAAGTATACCTATGATCGTTTCAACGATAAGTATCGTTATATTGGATGCAATGGTGATGTTGCTGGTCTTTGTGTATCAACTTCATCAATTTTAGATGATTGGTTCTCACCTGCTGGTCTAAATCGTGGTGGTCTTCAGAATGTAGTTAAACTAGCATTCAATCCTAACAAAGGACAACGCGACGATCTATACACAGCAAGAATTAATCCTATTGTTTCTCTTCCTGGCGCTGGTCCTGTACTATTTGGAGACAAGACTGGTCTTGCTTCACCTAGTGCATTTGACAGAATCAACGTTCGTCGTTTGTTCTTGAATGTTGAGAAGAGAGCAAAAGCACTTGCAGAGGGTGTATTGTTTGAACAGAACGATGGCATTACTCGTGGAGCATTTACTGCCTCAATGAGTTCTTATATTTCTGAAATTCAAGCACGCAGAGGAGTAACTGATTTCCTAGTTATTTGTGACGAGAGCAATAATACACCTGAAGTTATTGATAGAAATGAATTTGTTGCTGAACTCTACCTCAAGCCAACTCGCTCTATTAACTATGTAACAGTTACTGTAACTGCTACAAGAACTGGAGTTTCGTTTGCTGAAGTTACTGGTAGATGATAATTAGTTATAGAGAAAAAATCACGAGGTACTAACAAATGGCACTGTCAAACGTTTCTTCATTTTTACAAACTATTGGTCAGGGCGTCAAGCCCAATATGTTCTTGGTTGATGTAAAGTTTCCAGACTCTTTATCAAAGCAAGGAGAAGATTTGAATCTTACAAATATTCTTTGTAAGTCAGCAGCACTTCCAGGTTCTAACTTGGGTGTTATTGAAGTTCCTTTCAGAGGAAGAACAGTTAAGATCGCAGGTGATCGCACCTTTGATACTTGGTCTGCAACTTTCTTCAACGATAAGGATTTCAAACTTCGTTCCTTCTTTGAAGAGTGGGCAAATAACATCAATACCCATGAAGCAAATACTTCACCACTTTTCAGACCTAATAGTTCTTCAGGTTACATGGCAGATCTCACTGTAGATCAGCTAGAAAAAAATGAAAGTCTTGAAGGATCTATCCTAAGAAGATACACTCTTAAGTATTGCTTCCCAACTAATGTTTCTCCAATTGATCTTGCATATGATAGCAATGATCAGATTGAAGAATTCACTGTTGAGTGGCAATATTCCTACTTCACTGCTGAGGCAGGATCTAGAGATGGCGTATCTGGTATTGGGGTAGTCTGATAACTGATAAATAGTTGGAAGCACACAGTTGAATAGATAATCATGAGTCAGTTATTTGGCTTCCAAATTAATCGCAAGGAGGGGCAGAAGGGTCAATCCCCTGTCCCTCCTAATGCTGATGACCCTATTGCAGTTGCTGCAGGTGGGTATTATGGAACATATGTAGATACGGATAATCAGGCTCGCAATGAGTTTGAGATGATCCGTCGTTATCGTGATATGGCAATTCACCCTGAGGTGGATAGTGCTGTTGACGAAGTTGTGAATGAGTTTATCGTAAGTGATGCAAACGATACTCCAGTAGAATTAAATTTAGATAATCTTGAAGTAGGTTCAGGCGTAAAAAATAAAATTCGTAATGAGTTTGAACACATCAAAAAACTATTAAATTTTGACAATCGTGCTCATGAGATTGTTAGAACTTGGTATATAGATGGTAGATTATTTTACCACAAAGTTATAGATTTAGATAATCCAAAGAAAGGTATTACCGAACTTCGTTATATTGATCCAATGAAGATCAAGAAAGTTCGTCAAAAACTTGATAATACACCAAAAGATTCCCTAGCACGTGCAGCAATTAAAGGCACTGCGCTTGAGTATGAATATGGAACTTTTGTTGATTATTATCTTTACAACCCAAAAGGTTTTTATAAAGGTGGTACATTAGGACCAATTGGAGACATGTCACTTTCACAAGGTGTGAAGATGGCAGTTGATTCAATTACCTTTTGTCCATCTGGTCTCCAAGATCTTAACAAAAGAATGACTCTTGGATTCTTACACAAAGCAATTAAATCACTCAATCAATTGAGAATGATTGAGGATAGTCTTGTTATCTACAGACTATCACGTGCACCAGAACGCAGAATTTTTTACATTGATGTTGGCAATCTTCCAAAAGTAAAAGCGGAACAATACCTACGCGATGTAATGTCTCGCTATAGAAACAAACTTGTCTATGACGCACAAACAGGAGAGATGCGTGATGATAAAAAGCATATGTCAATGCTTGAAGATTTCTGGCTCCCTCGCCGTGAAGGTGGTAGAGGAACTGAGATCACTACACTCCCAGGAGGTCAAAATCTTGGTGAACTCAAGGATGTTGAGTATTTCAAAAAGAAACTTTACAACTCACTCAACTTACCACCTTCCCGCCTTACGGATGACAACAAAGGGTTTAATCTTGGTAAGACCACAGAGGTTCTTAGGGATGAACTCAAGTTTTCTAAGTTCATAGGTCGTCTACGCAAACGTTTTAGCGAGATGTTCCATGACATGCTAAAAACTCAACTCATTCTAAAGGGCATTATTGCTCCTGAAGATTGGGAAGATATGAAGGAGCATATTCAGTATGACTATCTCTTTGATAATCATTTCAACGAATTAAAAGAAATTGAAATGATGAATCAAAGAATGCTTACTGTTACACAAATGGATCCTTTTGTTGGTAAGTACTTCTCTACAGAATATGTCCGCAAGAATATTCTCGGTCAGACTGATAAAGATATGAAGGAAATTGATAAGCAAATGAAGGGAGATATTTCTTCTGGTCTTGCTATTGATCCAGCACAACAAAATATGTTGGATACAATGACTGCACAAAATACTGCACTTGCTCCTGAAATTCAAAATATGCAAGCAGATGATTCTGCAGAAAGAGAAGGTGAATCTGCTGATGCAAACATGGATCGTGAGATCAAAAAAGCAAAAACAATGCCCAAACCTTCTACAAATACTAAATAAATTATACTGAATTAATATTATGTCAGATCAAAATCTAGAACCAGGTGTCGTTGACATTGTTACTAAAATCAGCGACAACGATAGAGCGTCTGCTATTGACGCCATTCATGATATTCTTTTTGCCAAAGCATCTGATGCTATGGCAGATTATAAAAAAATTGTAGCGAATACATTTTTTGACGAACCCACCGAGACAGAAACTAATGAAACTGATAACGGAACAGATTGAAGATGTAAGAATTCTTACCGAAGAAAAAAATGGTAAGAAACTTCTATACATTGAAGGAGTTTTTCTTCAATCAGAACTAACAAATCGCAATGGTCGTAGATATCCTTTTGAAGTTCTCAACCGCGAGGTAGAAAGATACAACGAAGAATATGTAAAAACCAAGCGTGCATTAGGTGAACTAGGTCACCCTGATGGTCCTACTATTAATCTTGATAGAGTTTCACATAGGATAACAAATCTCCGCGCTGAAGGAAATAACTTCATGGGCAAGGCACAAATCCTTGATACACCAATGGGTAAGATTGCCAAATCTCTTTTAGATGAAGGTGTTCAGTTAGGTGTTTCTTCTCGTGGTATGGGAAGTATTGATAAACAAGAAGGAGTCTCTATTGTAAGAGATGATTTTATGTTGACTACTGCTGCTGATATTGTAGCAGATCCTTCCGCTCCTGATGCATTTGTTAATGGAATTATGGAAGGTAAAGAATGGGTTTGGGATAATGGCATTCTTAAAGAAGCAAAAGTTGATAAATATCGCAGATACATTGACGAATCTCGTCGTGATCTAGAGACGAGAACTCTCAGAGTATTTGAAGACTTTCTTTCAAATCTTTGATTCTATAAATAAACTTAGATTAATTATACGGAAATTACGAGGTAGACTCAAATGTCAGATATGCTAAACGAAAAGTTTGAGGAGTTCGTTACCGAGCAAAAGGTGATTGTAGAAGCTGGCGATCCAATGCCAACAGTTTCTGCTAACGTTATTCCTGGCACTGGTAGTGAACCCTCTCAGGTTTCTGACGCACAGACTAGTTCTGGTAGCGGAAAGGATCCTATGCCATCAGTACAACCATCGGTTGCTCCTGGTCAATCTGCAGCTGCAGATTTAGGTGGAACATCAACTACTCCTAACGAGCACGATGATGATGGTGAGGAAAATCCTGGCGCTAAAGCCGCTGCACCTGTTTCTCAGGATGGTAGTGTTACCTCAACTGCTGGTAAGCCTGGTAAGGATCCACAACCTTCCATTGGTGCTCAAGTAGCATATGGAACTAGCATGGGTGGTGCAGTTGGTTATCCAATCAAACCATCGTTTGAGTCACTAGATGTTTCCGCTGACATTAATGCTCTCTTAGAGGGCACACAACTTTCCGAAGAGTTTGCTGAGAAAGCAAAGACAATCTTTGAAGCTGCTGTCAAAGCAAAAATTTCGGAAGAGTATGACAGACTTGTAGAACACTTTGCTGCTGAATTTGACAAGCATTTTGCTGAAGCTAAGAGCGAAATGGCAGAAGAAGTCAATGGCACTGTGAACTACGCTATCGGTCAATGGGTTGAGCAAAACCAAGTTGCTATTGATCGTGGCATCAGAAATGAGATTACTGAAGACTTTATCGCAGGTCTTAAGGGTCTCTTTGAAGAGCACTACATTTCTATCCCCGACGACAAGGTTGACGTGGTAGAAGGTATGGCCGAATCAATTCGTGAGATGGAAGAGCGCCTTGACGAACAGGTCAAAGCTAACGTGAAACTACAAAATCGTCTTAATGAGACTGCTAAACTTAACATTCTGAACACTGTTTCGGAAGGACTTGCAGATACTCAAAAAGAAAAACTTGCAGCACTTGCTGAGGGTCTAGAGTTCGTCTCAGAAGAGTCGTTCGCTAAGAAAGTTGCAACCATCAAGGAGTCTTACTTCAAGGAAGCAGCTGCACCTCAAAGTGAGGTTGCTGATGAAACTCCAGTTGAAGGCGTAGAAGATATTGATCCAGTAATGGCACAATATCTCCAAGCACTTAATCGCTGGTCCAAATAATTAATACTTACTTTTTTAACGGAGCAAACAAATGTTTAACGCACAAGCTCTAACAGAAAAGTGGTCACCTGTTCTAGGTCATGAAGGCGCTGGTGCCATCAAAGACAACTATAGAAAGGCTGTTACCGCTGTTCTTTTAGAAAATACACAAAGACAACTACGCGAAGAGCGTGGTATGATCAACGAAGCAAGCACCGTTGGTGCTATCAGCGCAACTGGTGGTCAGGCACTTGGCGGTTCGGGTCTTGACACCAAGACTGGTGGACTTGCAGGTTTCGATCCTGTAATGATCTCCCTAATCCGTCGTGCTGCCCCCAACCTCGTAGCATATGACATCTGCGGCGTTCAGCCAATGTCAGGTCCTACAGGTCTAATCTTCGCAATGAAGTCGCACTACAACACTCGTGCAGGTGCTGAGGCACTTTACAACGAACCTGATGCTGACTTCTCTGCTTCTCAGCAGGGTCCTGGCGCATACGCAGGTAATGAGATTTCACCTCTTGGCGATGGTGGTGTTACCGATGCTAACCCGGGTCTCCTCAACGATGGTGGAACTTACGAAGGTGGCGCATCTGCAACTGCTAAGACTGCTATCACTAGAGACAAGGCAGAAACCCTAGGTTCAGGCGCTGGTAATCTATTCAACGAAATGGATTTCAGCATTGAAAAGACTGCGGTTACTGCTAAGACCAGAGCACTCAGAGCAGAGTATACTCTAGAACTAGCACAAGACCTCAAGGCAATTCATGGTCTTGATGCTGAGCAGGAACTCGCTAACCTTCTCTCAAGCGAGATTCTTGCTGAGATCAACCGTGAAGTCGTTCGTACCGTTTACACCGTTGCTAAGCCTGGTGCTAAGAACAACGTTGCTAATCCTGGCATCTTTGACCTTGACGTTGATTCAAACGGTCGTTGGTCAGTTGAAAAGTTCAAGGGTCTAATGTTCCAGATTGAGCGTGATGCTAACGCTATCGCTCAAGAGACTCGTAGAGGAAAGGGCAACTTCATCATCACTTCTGCTGATGTTGCTTCTGCTCTCGCTATGTCTGGCACCCTTGACTATTCCTCAGGTCTAACTGGTGCTGGTGGTCCTTCCATCGGTGAAGTTGATGACACTGGTAACCTCCTAGTAGGAACCATGAACGGCAGAATCAGAGTCTACGTTGATCCTTACTCTGCTAACGTTTCCAACAACCACTACTATGTTGTTGGTTATAAGGGTTCTTCACCATATGACGCAGGTCTATTCTACTGCCCATATGTTCCTCTCCAAATGCTCCGCAGCATTGATCCTGAGACCTTCCAACCTAAGATTGGTTTCAAGACTCGCTACGGCATGGTTGCTAACCCATTCGTTGAGGCATCTGCTGGCGTTCCTGACGCTGAAGCACTCACCGCTTCTAAGAACCAGTACTACAGACGTGTTCTTGTCAAGAACTTGATGTGATCTTTTATTCACATATCAACACAAGGGGGTTTCCAACCCCCTTTTTTTGTGCTTAAATAAAAGTATAAAAACCTATTGCTTATTAAGGATCCATGAAAAAAGTTGACTTCCTTGCTAGAGTATATAAATTAAAGACGGCTCTATACGACAACACAGACATGTTTGATTGTTTTTCTGAAGAGAAAAAAGAAGGAGCACATGATGCATTAAACAGAGTTTTAGATATTCTCAATGAGTATAAAGAATGATGAAAGATTTAAAAAAATTCTACAAGAAAATTTTAAAAATGAAAAATGATGTTCTTATGGAAGAACCTTGTCCTTTATATGAACCAGAGTGGGAAGATGTTACTGTCTCAAAAAAAGATTGGGATGACTTCTGGAATAATGAGGATAAATAAATTATAAATTGAGAATTTGAAATGCCAGCAAAGTGGTATAAAGAACAACCTAAAAATAGAAATTTTTTAAATCCAATTGGATTTATTCTTAAACTTGAAAAGTTTGAAGGAACGGATTTCTTTTGCCAAACAGCAAATGTCCCCGACGTTTCAATGCCTACTACGGAAGTTGCAAGTCCTTTTAGAAACTTGCCAATTATTCCTGGTGGCGGAGTAACGTTCGGGGATTTTTCTGTAAGTTTTATTGTTGATGAAGACTTTGCAAATTATAACAGTATCTACAAATGGATTCGTGATAATGGCAATGCAGATCAAATGAAAAGAACAACTCCAGAAGATGACATTTATACAAATGCACAATTACATATTGTAACTTCACAATACAACCCAGCATTTGTTATTGACTTTAGAAACATTTTTCCAGTAGCACTTACAGGAATGCAGTTTGATGCTACAATTACTGATGTAGAATACATTACTGCTGAAGTTGTATTCAAACATCAACAATTTTTTATTCGTGATAAATCCTTACAACCTCTATGAATTTTGAATCTCTTCGTAATAAATTTGAACAATTGAGAGAAGACTGGGCAGAAGATTCTGCAGTTGATTTTCAATTTAAGAATAAACAGTATACCACAGATCTAGGGCAACTTGCTTTAGACATCCCTTTCCAACATAATAAATACTTACACCACTATACTGACATTTCTCAGATAAAAACTTCGTTAGAGTTTGAGATTCGTAAGTTGGTAAAAGAGAAACGTGAGTATTACTCAGGCGAAGCAGACGCAAAAACTTACGCCTCTAAACCATTTGGATCTAGCATCAAGACTGCAGAAAAAATGAAAACTTACCTTGAGGCAGACGAAGATATCGTCAACCTTGAGGCAAAGATCAAATATCTAGACCAGATGCTTTACTGGTTGGATCAGGTCATGAAGCAAATTTCTAATAGAAGTCATCACATAAGACATGCCATTGAGTGGGAGAAATTTGTAAATGGACAATAATGACCCACCTCTCTGTAAAAAAGAAAAATGAAGTTTATGTAACTGTACAGTCTGCAGAGCCCCATGTTCATATGGAGCTTGCAGACTATTTTTCGTTTGAAGTTCCAGAAGCAAAATTTCTAAAGAAGAATCCCAGATACAAATATTGGGATGGAACTATTCGTTTGTACTCTCCTGGTACAGGCGAACTTTATGGTGGATTGATGGAACACCTAAAAGTATGGGCTAATGAAAGACAATATAATATTGAGTATGAAAAGAATGATTGGTATGGTGATGTTGAAGAGACAAATGATTTTGTCTCTCCTGCAGGAATCAAAACTTTCATGGACAAAATTACTAGGACGGAAATTACTCCTCGTTCATATCAATACAATGCTGTCTACGAAGCAATAAAAAATAATCGTAAACTTTTACTTTCTCCAACTGGAAGTGGTAAAAGTCTCATGATCTATTCCCTCGTGAGATACTATACTGCTACCAACAAGAAAACTTTGATCATCGTACCAACTACGTCTCTCGTAGAACAAATGGTCAATGACTTTAATGATTACGGGTGGAATGCTGATGATCATGTTCATAAGATTTATTCTGGTAAAGATAAAAACACTGATAAACCAATTATTATTTCAACTTGGCAATCTATTTACAAATTTCCAAAGAGATACTTTGATGATGTTGATTGTGTAATTGGTGATGAAGCTCATCTCTTTAAGTCTAAATCACTCACTGGTATTATGACAAAGCTTCATAATGCAAAATATAGATTTGGTTTTACTGGAACACTTGATGGTAGTAAGACTCATAAATGGGTGTTAGAAGGATTGTTTGGTGATTGCAAGCAAGTTACTAAAACTGATGATCTTATCAAAGAAGGTTATCTTAGTAAGTTTAGAATCAAAGTGCTACTTTGTAAACATGCTTCTCAGCATTTTGACACATATCATGATGAGATAGATTATCTTGTAGAACACAAAGGTAGAAATAATCTTATTAAAAATCTAGTCAAAGATATTGAAGGCAATACTCTTGTGTTATTCAACTATATTGAAAAGCATGGAGAACCACTTTTTGATCTAATAAATAGTGTTGTTGATCCGCAAAGAAAAATATTCTTTGTTCATGGTGGAACTGATGTAGAGGATAGAGAGCAAGTAAGGCAAATTACTGAGACAGAAAATAATGCTGTCATTATTGCTTCTTACGGAACTTTCTCTACAGGAATTAACATTAAAAGATTACATAATATTATATTTGCATCACCTAGTAAATCTCGTATTCGTAACCTTCAATCTATTGGGCGTGTACTTAGAAAAGGTGAAGGCAAAGATATTGCAACCTTATACGATATCGCTGATGATATTGGCGGTCAAAACTACACACTAAAACATTTAAATGAAAGAGTAAACATTTACAATGAAGAAAATTTTAAGTATGAGGTTATAAAAATAAACCTTAAAGCAAATTAAGTATGGAAGAAGAATTTTACGCAACATTAAAGTTAATATCAGGAGAAGAGATAGTAGCAAAAGTTTGTTATCTTCCTGATGAAGATAAACTTATTTTAGATAAACCTCTTCAAGTAGAATTAGCAAAACAAAAAAAGGGTAAGATAGAAATTTCTGGATTTGTGTTTAAAGAATGGATATCTGCAACTTTTAATGATATGTTT